CGATAGCAACGATTGAACCACCATTCCAAACAACTTGATCATTGAGCAAGGAACCAGCAGTTTCGATAGCAACGATTGAACCACCATTCCAAACAACTTGATCATTGAGCAAGGAACCAGCAGTTTCGATAGCAACGATTGAACCACCATTCCAAACAACTTGATCATTGAGCAAGGAACCAGCAGTTTCGATAGCAACGATTGAACCACCATTCCAAACAACTTGATCATTGAGCAAGGAACCAGCAGTTTCAACGGCAACAATTGACCCACTATTCCAAACTACTTGTGCATTTATTGACGAACCTGAAACAGATATCGCTATAATTGAAGCACTATTTATTGCAATTTCATCTTGATTATCTTGAAGTACATTTCCTAGGTCTGCTTTTTGAGATGCAACATTCATTTTATTAATTCGCGTTACTTCTGCATCAGTTATGTCATAGGTCATATTTTATTCCTCCTTATCAACAATATACGTTATCATATAAAAACTTTTTATGTTGTTGTATATCTCTTATAGTATATTGTCAGTTTTTATTTATTAATATACTTATTTTTTCCCGCCTTTCTCAATATTAGAACCACTATCTTTTGTATCGGTTGATTTAATTTCGCTGTCAGATTTTGGAGGTCTTCCATTATCTTTTCCGCTAAGTTGTGCCCCTGGTGTTACTGGGGTTAAATTATCAACAAATTTATTTGCCCTTGCTTCATCAAGTTGTCTTTGGAAACTAAACGGGTCCATACCTAATGATGCGGCAATTTTTTGAGGAAGTACAATTCCTTGATTAACAAGTGTCATTTGATTATCTAATCTTTGCTGGCGATTTAAATAAAAATTAGTTCCTTCCAGATGAAATTTAAATTTAAAATTTTTAGTTTCTTTATTTATATGATAATTTAAAAATTTCTCAAAATCTGGATAAAGTGCAGTTAATTGATTCTCATCAACATTAAGTGCAAGTTGAGACTCAATTGCATTTTGTTTTACGTCTGAAGTAAATAAAAGATTCGTATTAACTCCAGAAGTCGCCAAAGCAGTTTTTAAATAAGAACTATAAAGTTCATTGTCTGCATCAAAATCAATCCCTTTTATATTTGTTAATGGTACAGCGGCGGTTTTAATAGCAGAGCCAATCGCTGCCTTTACCAATGCTAAAAATTCACCTAAATTTTTGGCAGAAATACTAAATTGATCTCTGGTCGATGTTTGAGTAGTTTTATTTAGTAATGGAATTTCTCCAATTACTAATTTTGCTGCATTTGCCATATTAACACTTTTTTGTAATGCTCTCATTGTTGGCTGTTCAAATAAATCCAAGAATAGTCCACTATATAATGGCAATCTTGTTGCCATAGATGCATTCATTTTCCATGCCCAACCTTCATCTGGGGGCACATCCTGCCATTCCGTATAAGAACTTCTTCCTCGATAAATTGGATTAACAGGTGGTGCATATGGATTTTGTACTTTATTTGTTTTATATGTTTCTCGATATTTTTTTTTGAAAAATTCTGGATAAAAATTTATATCAACACCTTGTTGCATAAACCAATCCATATTAAAAGAAAATAATAAACCATAATCCCATCTTCCAGTTATTAATGTCCAATCAACTGAATTAGGCAATTCTTGTAAAACATATTGTTCGCCTTCAAATCTTGGTGCACAGAAAAATGTATCATTCCGAATCATTTCTTGCACAGCAATTTTAAATTCTCTCCGATAATCAAATTTATCTAAAAATTCTTTTACTTTATCTAATTCTTTATCATATCTTGAGCTACCATAATCCTTATATTTTGCATCTATACAATCATAAGTTAAATCAAATGCCAATATATTGGAAAGATATTCTAAGAGAGTTTTATAAATTTGTGATTGCACTTCGAAATCTTGCGAAAAGGCTTGTAATTGTCTTTCATTATTTTTAGGACTTTTTAATGCCTTTATTAAATCTGCCTCGGTTGCCTGTGAGGGATTTAGCGTTATATCTTGCATCCTTGCATTGATCATGGAAGGAGATAAAAATTGTTGTCCTATTTGTCCAGCAAAACTTTGGGCAAATTCTAGGACATATTTTACGTTTTCTTCCGAGATAAGAAGTTCATCATCTTGTTCTTCTTGTATCTCTTCATTTTGATTTTCTTTCAAAATGTCCTCCTTTCATGAGGAACTAAACGGATTGTACTAAAGACATCATTTCTGCCGTTGAATCGTAAGTATCTTCTTTAAGAAGTTCTTGATCCAATATTGAAGCATAATGTGTTCCATATAATAAACTACTAAATCTATCTTTTCGACTTCCTGGTATTTCTGTTAATTTAATGTTTCCTATACTGACGGTCATCGATAAATTAATACACTCATTGATAAGCAAAGAAGTTTGTACATATGGTGCCAAAAACCAACTTCTTGCGGTTGGATCATTTTGATCTAAATATTCTTTTTGATATGAAGATTTCATCAAATAATCTTCGGCAGACATTTCATCTACTAAAAATCCAAACATTCTTTTTTGAAGTTTATCTCTCATTTCTACTGCCATAATTGAATTTAATTTAGCAGATGCAGAGATAGGATATATGTTTTGAATAGCCCCAACCCCTAAAGTACGTTTAGATAATTCCTCATAATCATCATTACTAATTGTTGGATCTGGCACAATAGTCCATGCAGGCCATTCTGCACCACTTTCTGGATCGGTTGTAACTTGTCCTAATTGATCATACATAGGAAGCCCGCCACCGCCTGTCCCGACATCTAGTACTAATATATCTGCATCAAAAGCATAGTATAATTGCTTAATTCTTAAACTCTGAGAAATAGAATCTACCCCAGAAAAAGTTTCCATATAAACTAAATCTATCGTGTACCCTCTGCGGGTAGGCATCAATCTTAAGCATCCACTTGCAGATAAGTCATTACTTTTCCCTGCCTTTTGTGCAACATCACAGCATATAAGTCTTATTTCGCCATCCGATTTCTTAATAGCATAAGGATTTTTTTTAAAATTATATGTTTCCATTCTTTGAGGATAGAATGCCTTTTTTATTATTCTTGCTCTATCAAACATTTCCAACTTAAAATAGGCATCAGAATTTTCCCCATAAGGAATATTAAATATTTCTTCTTGGGCGGTTATCTCGTCCATTTTAGATATTTCATTTTTAATTTGTCTTGCCGTTTTTATGTGATGCCTAATAGCAACAGAAAAATCTATAGCAACAAATCCAGCATTATCACCCTTAAGCATTGCTATTATATTTTTTTTTGTTTCATCAAACCACCACATATATTTACGATATGCACTAGAAATAAAAACTTCCTTTGGTTCTTCCCCTAAATGTGAATATTTAGGATTTTTTAAATAAGGTGCCTGCCTAATATATGCAAAAGGTCTAATAACTGCATCCAAAACTTTTTTGTCAATCAATCTGAATTCTTCATAAATTGTAAATGTGCTACGCTTACCTCTACTAGAATCTCGGCTGGCAACAATTTTTATTACGCTTCCATTATAAAAATCTACTTGCCATTTATTCATGTTTTCGGTAAGTTTCTTAATTTCTCTTGCGAGATTAGGATAATCATTACGAAGACTCGTAATTTTATCACTAACAATAATACCTGCTTGTTGTTTTGTGCTACTAACAACAACTATTTCACTATTTGGATATAAAACAGCTTTTGCACATGCAAATACACCTACTAGCCATGTTTTCCCAACTGCACGACTACAAATAGCAACAAATGAGTCGCTAATACTCATAAAGTAAACTAACAGTACTTGATAAGGATGTAGTTTTATACCAAAATAATGTTCAATAAATCTGTGTATATTGCGGCGATAAAAAGTTATCCAATCAATTAGTTTATTTCTTCTCAACTTACTCATATCGATTTCTTTTATAGTTGAGTTGGGCTTTTTAAAAATATCTTGCCCTTCTGCGTCTCTTTGTTTCTGATTTTTAAAATTTTTGTAAGAAGGCATTATTTTTTATTCTCCTTCTTCTATTTCCTCGGACATCCCAATTGCTTCTAATTCTACAGTATTAAAATCTCTCGATCCTGTTATAAAATTACGAATAGATCTAATAATATCTTTTCTATCTTCTTCTATTCCATCCATATCGTGATATTTTGTTTGATCTTTCCAATATTCAGCAGGAGTCTTATTTTCAATATCTTTTATCCACACCCCAAAAGAATCTGCAAATTTATTGCTATCAACAGCATTTTGCAATGCAGGAGTAAGGGCAGAATTTTTCATAACTTCTTGCAGTTGTTTTACTAAGTTACCATAAGAACTTCCATCTATTCTTGCTTTACGAATTTCATTTTGTATATGACATATTTCTCTCACAAGGACTACTTCTGGTTGAGTATCACATTTTGTAGTTCTTTTCCACCGAGAAAATTCAGTTTCAAGATATTCATAATCTTCTATGGTGAATTTATCTGCTTTTCCCCATGCATCTTCATAGTATTTAATATCTGGAATTTCTTTTGCAGGAATAGATTGAATAACTTTTAGAGATGGTTCAACATAAGTTAAATCTTCCTCTGTATTTCTACTTCCTATTTGAGTAGATTGCTGGGCACCAAGTTTGGATTTATAAATACCAAAAACATTTCCTAATTCAGTTCCACGTTCTTCATAGGTTTGCATATGTTTTTTTGTAGATTCTATGGCAGATTCATCATATCTTACATTCAATAATTTGCACATTCGCAATATCGTTCTTTCCATTGTTCCTTCGGTTGAAAAAAATGAATTATAAATATCCTCTATGCATTCCTTGCAGATACTCATGAATCCATTACTATCCAAGAAAAAATCTGTGGCCTTATAAAAATGTATATCAGTCTTAAATTCAGTGCATTTTCGACAGTAACATTTTTTCTTATCTTCAGTTTCTACTCTTTTAGATCTTGCCACAGTAACCTCTTTTTAAATTAAAAAATAGACTATAATTTTATAGCCTATTTTCCAATATTGATTGAATTTAATATTTTAGTTTATACTTCTGGCATGGCTGTAAACTGTGCAACTAAACCATTTTCTGGATGCCATAAAAATCCTTCTCCACCTCTTACAGATCCAACAAATCCTTTATTGAAAGTCCAAGCATCAGCAATGGCTAGAGACCTTAGAATTCTTACCACAACCCCAATTCCTTCTTTTGCAGAATGAATTACATTTGATGAACTATGGAAATGTCCAGTATGCCATTCTCTAAACTTTGAATTAGCCCATTTTTCTGGTTCTTCAACTGCCATAATCAATGGTAAATTATTATTTTTAGGAGTTTGACCATGCGTAAAACCAATTAAGTTTTTTCCATAACTATAATATTTTCTAGACATAGCTGAATTATCTATATCTACATTTGGATTATTATGATACCAACATTCTAATGCAGTTCCAAGATAAAAAGATCTTTGCTCGTCATGATTTCCTGGAACAATTAAAACATCTACTGGTGCAATAGCAGAACAACTATCTATCATTTCAACTGCTAATTCTCGTCCTTTGGTAAAAGTTTTTTGCCATCTTGTATCTTCTTGCTGCGGAGTACCCATTGTTGTTGTATTTGTTTTATTATCAACATTGAAAAAATCATTTCCAATAGGAAGCAATATCTTTCCAATATTATAATTTTGAGCATTTAATATTAATTGACTAAGAACACTTTTGACAGCACTTGTCGCAATCTTAATATCAGAATCTTGCCCGCTCTCTTCTTCCCATGCAAGGCGACCAAAATGGATATCCGGAAGATCTATTTCGTACAAACAAGAATCTTTAGTTTTATTATATTTAATTTTTGTATATTTAGGAGCAAACTTTTTTGCATTTTCTACTAAAGTATCTAATGCATCTCTTGCCTGTTCTATATTTTTCTTTTTTATAAAACGAACTTCTAAATGATAAAGCGGTACAACCAGCATTTTGCCAGTATCGTTTACATCGCCCTTTAATACTTTTCCATCTTCAACTTGCCAGATTACTTTTCTATCTTTTCGATATCCTTCGCTTGTTTTTACCTTAAAGCGCTCAATTTCCCATATTGTTGTATCTACTTTAAATTGTTCAACAATTTCTTCTTTAGTTAGAAGTCTTCGGGAAGAACAAATAATATTAATAAATCGATCATCTTGTTCATAAGAAGTTTTTTCATCTTCTTGTTGTCCCAGCATTCCTCTGCGCTTACGCTCATTTTTAAAAGCGCACCTTAACTTTTCTCCCGTCTCATAACCATGTTTTTTTGCAAGATCAGACCAAAAAGATTTTCCATTACTATTTTGTTGTGTTTCGAGACAATCTAGAAATATTTTTTCCTTCAAGTGTTACTCCTTTGATTCTTGTATAAAATAGTTATAAATTTAGGTGGCTAGGATTCGAACCTAGAATTTGCCTATCCACCACCTAATAAATTATTTTTTATTGCGAAAGATAAGTTCCACATT